GAGGTCTTTTGGATCGTCAACTCGTAGCCGCCCGAATCCCACTTGCAACCCCAGCGTTCGGTCTGGTGTTCAATCTGCGCCCACCCCTTGCACTTGCCTTCTTCGTCTGGCATCTGCTCGATGGGGATGATCTTGCCGAAGCAGATCCGGCACTGATCCTTGTTCTCCGGGTCACGCTCGCAGTAGGTGTCCAAGAAGTAGTTCATGGCCTCGATTGGCCCCTCAATGTATACGTCGTTTTCGCACCAGTTTGGCATGGTTAGTTCTCCGTGAATTCTGCTTTGCGGGACAGTCGCCGGTTGGCTTTGGTCTGGCCCGTGGTCTCGTTGTATTGGCGGCACATACGTCGTGCGGCCTCGATGGTGTCGCAATGTCCAATGGTTCTCTTCCGTCCGACGCAGGGCTCCAGACCGTCAGGCCAGTCTGGGTTCTCTCGCCACCACGTTCGGGTGAAGACGGTGTACCTTGGGCCGGGCAATTCGAAGAATTTCCTGAAAGCTCGTGTGTCTGACTTGATGCTCATTGGTCGTCCTCGTCAAGTACCCGGCTCATGCACTTGCTCAACACTTGCCAGTCCCAGTCAAAAAGGTCAGCGTTCCAAAGTTCAACTGCCACCTCGCTCCACTGGTCGTCGGTTAGTGGCGGCTCGCCGTTTATCTTCTGCTCACCGTCTGCGTCTTGCTTGCACCACATGACTGGGACGCCAAGTTCATGCCCATTTCCAGACTGGATGGCAATGGCTTCGAGCAGTTCTCGATTCGGATCGTCTTGGGGTACGGCGTCAAGCCATGTTGGAAGGTTGTTGTTGGTCATTGGTCGTTCTCCTTTTCTTTGATTGACCATTCGGTCTCGACCTCGGTGCAGACGAAGTCAAACTTCTCGTCGGGCTGGCGATCCTCGGCAATCTCGTAGGCGAGAGCCTCGGCATGCACGTTGTTGGGCACGGTGACCTCCCACTTCCTGACCACCTCCACCATCTGGGATGAGGTCACGATGAATGTCTTGGTATGCTTGAATCTCGTCATTCGACCACCTCGCATTCGATCTGCTTTTGCTGGCCCGTCAGTTGGTCGACGGCTTCGTTGGCAATGTGGTTGGCAAATTCCACAACCTTCTCAGTGATGAAGTTGATCTCCTCGATCAGGCTCGCTCGATCCAACTGTCCGAGCCGATCCTGCTCCCAGAAGACCTCTGGAGGTGTGACGTACTCTGGATCCACTACTTTGGTGTTGCCGTTGTCCATCATCCCGACAAGACGGGCGTAGCATTTGATCTCATAGTTGTCGCTCATTGGTCGTTCTCCCATTCCAATGGGTCGATATGTGCCCAATACTCCTCACTGATCCGCTCAATAACTTGAGCCGCTGTGGCGGTCACAAGATTGAGGTCAGTCAGTGCTTCTACTTCTTCTTGCGTTACGCAAATCTCAATAGTGATAGGGTTTGTTTCAGGCATTGGTCGGTTCTCCTGAGCCCCTCGGGCTCGTGTGTGATTATACTGTATGATTTCGTGATTCAGAAGATTCTTTGGATTTTGTTTCACTTTTTTTTAGCCGGTGCAGAGCCCAGCGTCGATCAGGTAGGCGGCAGTCCGCCCGTAATGGCCTTGCAGGGTGAAGGCGAGCCCTGAGTCGATCAGGTATTGCCAGGCGCAGAGCAGGGTGTCGTGATCCGCAGGCTTGTCGCCGTTCATGCCGGTCTCGATGATTTCGATGGCTTCCATTGCGCTCATTCGACCACCTCGCATTCGGTGTTGTTCATGTCCCAGTCGAAGACGCGGTCGCATTGATCCGTGCCGACGAACACCGTCTTTTCGCGGGCCACCGGCCCATCCTCTGGGTCGTCGTTGTCGTACTGGATGAGCGCATCCTCTTCAGCCTGCTCGAGCAGTTCATCAGCGAGGTTGTCAGCCTCGATGTCGAGGATGAAGTCCTCGGGGTCTCGCCCCTCAGGCACGTCCATGTAGACGTGCGTGGTCTCAATAACGCGGGCAACGTAGGTTCGTGTAATTTTGATTCGTGGCATGGTCGTGTTCTCCGTGGGGTTAGGCAAGACGTTCATCCAGTGTTTCAAGGCTTCCGTCAAGATGGATCACAACCTCCTGCGTGACCCACCCGGTGCAAAACTCGATCCGCACCGACTGTACTGCTTCCAGCGATGTTCCATCGGACGATACTTTTGGGCTTGGCAAACCGAAGGCTTCAGGTTCACCCACCCATTGGTCAGCGGCCTCATTTGCCATGCTGTTCAAGGTGGCGATTGTCTTACGTTGTGCGTCAGTAAGTCTCATAGTCATAGTTCTCCGTGGGTCGGGCAGGGCCGCCCATCCCGCCCACTGCTCCGACGCAGTGGACAGGTGGGGGGTCGTGCGGGGCTCAGGCGTGGCTGACTTTGACGGCCAGATGACCGCAGACCTCAAGCATTCGCACTTGGCACTTGAAGGCGTATGCCACGTTGCTGAATTGCTTGTCGAGATAACTGCCATCCTCGATGTCCAAGGTCATCAGATCGCCCCTGTAGTCGTTCCTTTCGAGAGGGACGTTGGTGATCAGGAGAGTGCCGTCCCAGCCGTCGGCCACTTGGCTTTTGCACTTGTTGATGTTGATCTTGTCTTCATCGAGGAACATTGAGAAGTCGTGTTCTGCTCCGTGCTTGATCAGCATGGTGATGGCTTTGACTGCTGCGGCTTCGTCTTTGTCGAATTGGTTCATGGTCAGTGTTCTCCGGTATTAGAGGCTATCGTCGCCTCGATGCACGGATTATACCATGCGATTTCGTGATATCGGAGAAAATCAGGATTTAGTTGAAAAAACTTTTTACCCGAACAGAACCCGAACAACCCCGTTCCTGTACCGTGAGGCAGCATCTGTCCAGATCGCCGGACAATTCTCCCCTATACAGGGAACAGGAACAACAGCCATGCCCCGAGCCCGCATCGACCAGCAGCCACCCCGTCAGCCCGCAGCCAGCAACGCGCAGACACCAGACCAACACGCGCGCGAGGAACAGGCAGGTGGGCAGGGGGGGAGCCAGCAGGTAGGGGGGGGTCAGGTCGCAGGTCAGCCTGAGCACGGCGGCAGTCAGGGCACCCGCACAGGAAGGGACTCGGAGGTAACCCCTACAAAACAGAGCAGGCAGTGGGAGACCAAGCGGCTGCCTTACCTAGAGGCCCGTAGGCAGGGCTGGTCGGCGGCTGAGGCGTGTCGGATCATTGATTTGAACTACGAGACCATGCGGAGCTGGCGAGTCCGTCAGGAGGGCTTCAGGGAGGAGGAAGCGGAAGCTGAGGCACAGGGCGATCAGGCGATGATGGACATGCTTCGTGGTATGGCGTTGAATGCTGAGGACGAGCGGAACCGGATTCGGGCGGCTGAGGTTTGGCTGCGAGCCAGGTTGCCTCGTATTGAGCGTGTTGAGCTGTCGGGTCCCAACGGTGGTCCGATTATGGGTATTGGTGCTGGATCGGATGCGGTCAAGGCTGCGGCAGAGGCTTGGGCTGGTAAGCTGAGCTTTGATCGGAAAGAGCTGCCGAGTGAATGAGCTTGAGATCCAGAACATCCGGTTGGTGCTTGCGGGCGCCAAGGCTCCCGAAGAGTTTGGGTGGGGGCCTGCTGACGTAGCAGCGTGGGGCGAGTTGGCCGCTGGGGACCCCGTGGCGTTCGTAACACTGGGTGTTTGGTCTCGGCGGGTCAAGATCGTGGACGAGGAGACGGGTGAGGAGCGTCCGGCGGAGCAGAAGCTGGTCCCGTTTATCCCTTGGCCGGCTCAGGTGGACATGATCAAAACCATGCAGGACTGTGTCGCCGGCGGTCGTGACATGGCTGTGGCCAAGAGTCGTGAGACCGGGGTGTCGGTTTTGAGCACAGCAGTGGCGGTTTGGGGCTGGCTGTTCCATGGCTGGGATGTCTTGCTGTGTTCTCGGACTGAGGCGTTGGTTGATAGGACCGGGGACCCCGATACTCTGTTCGCAAAGACTGAGCATGTGTTGAAATATCTGCCACCGTCCTGGTTGCCCTGCCCGTTGCAGGAGCTGCTATCCGGGGGCAAGAGGCGTAGGCACTGCATTCTGGAGCATCCGAATGGAAACGCAATCACGGGCGAAGCAACTACATCCCATATTGGCCGGGGTGCTCGAAAGACGGTCGTGCTGTTCGACGAAGCAGCATCCCAAGACAGATTCGAGGAAGGATGGCGATCAGCAGCAGACACGGCTGCGAGTCGTTGGGCGGTCTCGACTCACTTGGTGGGGTCTTATTTCACAAATACTTTGTGGGAGACGGCCAAAGCGACCCACGACCCTAAAGACATACTTCTGACCTACGTCGATGATCCCGTGAAGTCGGCGGGGGGCGAACCGAGACTCGATGTTGAAGGCGCCATCACTGGGGACCCCGGTCGAAGTTACTGGTGGTCACCTTGGCTGGAGCGTCAGATCAAGCGTCGGGACATCCACGACCTCCGCGAAAACGTCTTTGCCTTGCCATCCAGCCGTGGCCGCAGCTTCTTTCCGGTGGTTGACCTCGAAAGACAACGTAACTACGTCATCAAACCACGAAGATGTGAAGCAATTCGTGGAGAACTTGTGGATAACCCAACGGGTCGCTGGCGTATATTCAACGAACCCGATGAGCACTCGGTGCTTGTCGCATTCATGGACCCCAGCTACGGCACAGGGTCAGCGAACGCCTGCTGCGTGATGATGGATGTGAACAGTCGGGAAGTGGTTGCCACGTTTGTAGATCCGGCAATCCCACCGTATGACCTTGCCCGTGAGGTAGTCGGTGCTGCGAGATCATGGGCCAGAGGCAGATCAGATGTTCTCATTGGGTGGGAAGTCAACGGGCCTGGTGCTTCGATGCAACATGACTTTGAGAGGCTCAGATATTACAACGTGTTTCACCACAAACGGCTGGGACAGCGGGTTGAGACCCGTACTAAACGCGTCGGATGGACTTCTACGCGGGTTACAAAGCGTGTTTTGTTTGGTGACCTTGCCCGAGCGATTGCTGACGACACAGTCATCTGTCCTGACGGGGAGATACTGGATGAGATGGAATCTACGGTGATCTACAAGGACGGGGGCATCGGACCAGCTCGGCTGGAGATCGACGTGTCCTCGGGAGCCCGTGACGCTCACGGTGACCGGGTCATCGCTTTTGGTGGCGCCGTAATGCTTCTGGGCGAAGTGAACCCAGAGAGCGAACGACCCGTATCGGATTACGGCAAACCTGACTTCTCTTGGCGATCCATGCTCAACATGGACGACGACATCTGGCTTGGTTAGTAACGCATGCGTAACGCAACCGTCACGCTAAAACCGAACCTAGAGGAGAGGAGAGGAGAGGAGAACAGAGGAGAGGAAAAAACAGTATGGTGAGATCGTGTTGATTCGAGTCATGAATGTGTATCTACCGATAAGCAGCATTGCAGCTGTTGAGGTAAAGCCACAGCATGTAATCGTCCATCTCCAGATTGATTGCTCAGAGATGCTGGGCAGGAAGACGATCCTTGTGCCTGAAGATGACTGTCACGAATTGCTCACCCACCTGGAGATTGCCAGCGAACCACCGTTGCTCTTGAGTCGATCAGATATGGAAGAGGATCTGGTCCCTGTGGAGCCTACGTCGTATAACCCACCGAAGAAGGCTACGCCAAAGAAACCAAGGAGCAAACGTGCTTCGGATCAATGAAGAGAACTTGAGGGACGAAATCCGGTCAGCCAGAGACTGGAGAGACAAACACCTGCGTCAGTGGCGAGGCATGAAGGAGCGGTTTGCCGGCTTGGCTTATCGGTCTGATGTCAGCTACGACCATCAGCATGACATCGAAAACATCATCGGCCAGTATGTGTCGCTCGTCTTGCCTCGTATGGCCTACGACGTGCCACGCATCCATGTGACGGCTGATGACCCTGCAAACAGCAAACGAGCTTCAGCCCTTGAGCTTGGGATGAACCAGTGGGCCAAGCGGTCTGCTCTGCGTCCTACGCTCCAACAGCTGGCCACAGACATGACCATGTGCTGGGGTGTCGGACTTGTGACCCCAGAGCCAGTCAAGCACCTGAGACGTATCGACATGGGTGGCGCCGGTCTGATGCCCAGGGTATACCGAATAGCCCCCGAGAAATTCTTCATCGACCCAGCAGCTGAGACTGCCCGAGAAGCACGATATTTTGGTCATGAATACAACATGGATCTTGATGATCTGTTGGTTCAAGCAGAGTCTGACGACGCGTTTGACCTCGATGTTGTTCGCGATCTCAAGGCGTCATACGACCGTCAGAGAGAAGAGTACGCACGGGGTGCTGTCAGTGTTCCAGACAGGAACGAAGTCACCATCATCGAGATGTGGGTTCCTGAGCTGGAGGTAGAAGGCGCCAAGGACGGTGTACACCACGGTGGGCTCGTCCGGCTCGTAGAGGATGCAGAGGGCTCGGCACAGCTTGCAGGCGAGCCACAGCCCTACTACGGCCCCGCATGCGGCCCCTACACGGTGTTCGGAGCCTACACAGTGCCGTCTGATGTGTACCCACTGGGTCCAATGACCATGGCTTTGCCTTTGATTGAGGAGACAAATGACCATGCGAAGACCATGTCGTACTCCGCAGCGGCCTATCGACGACTGGTCATGGTGGACTCACGGGGCTCCAAAATGGCCCAAGATGTGGCCTCCACGCCCGATATGTTCGTGGTTCCTGCCGAAAACATGGACCGCGACCGGGTTGTACCGCTGGAAATCGGTGGTGTGACCCAGCAGCAGATGGCTTACCAGAACATCATGTCGGCTCGCCTCGACCGCTTGACTGGTATGTCGGAGGTCATCCGTGGTTCGGTCAGTGGCGATGCCACTGCGACTGAAGTGTCCACCGCTTCCGCGTCCAGTGGTCTGCGTCTTGGCTACATCCAACGCCAGTTTGCCGACGCTGTGAACTCAGCCATGTACAAATGTGCTTGGTACATCGTCAATGACGACACCGAGATCCCACTTGGACCTCAAGCTTCCAGCTTTGGCTTGCCGGCACGGGCCAAGGGTAGCGAGATGGGTATTGATCTTGCCGAGATGACCCTGGATGTGCAGGCATATTCCATGGAACGCACCAGCGAAGCTCTCCAACAGCGACGTGCGGTTGAGCTTTTGCAGATTGTCGGTAATGTTGGTCAACAAGTCGCAGCCATGCCGTTCATCAACTGGGAAAGACTCACGGCCATCGTCGGAGATGCCTTGAACATTCCAGATATGGGCGACATTCTCAACGTTGAAGAGATGAAAAAGGCGGTTGAGCAGGCTCAGCAGGCCCAACAAGCTCAGATGCAAGAGAAAGAAGCCCAAGCTGCGTCTCAACAGGCGGCTGCTCGCAGCAGAATGCAGACTGGGCCGGCAGATGCAGCGCAAGAATTGCGCAATCAAGAGCGATCAGCACGCGGCAGAGGTGGTTTCTGATGCCGATGTACGAGTTTAGCCGAGAATCAGACGGAAAGATCGTGGAGTTCCACTTCCGTATGGCCGATGCACCACCGATTGGTTCGGTTATCGAGCGTGATGGCGAACGATTCACAAGATTAGTCAGTGACGCACAAGTATCTGCTGAGGTAGAGACTGTGACTCACAAGTATCCGTATGTCAGCCGGTCGATGCCTAAAAATCTGCCTGGCTGTGAGACAAACAAGCAAGGCCAGCCCATTATTTCTTCTCGTAGACATGAGAGAGAGATCATGGGACGCTATGGATTGGAGCGAGATTGATGTCGGAAGACGCAAAACCAGAGTTCTCAGACGAAGAAGACGCAATCCTTGACCGGATCATTGAGCAAAAGGCTGCTCGACATGAGCAACTTGTGGCTCGCACCCAACAAGAACCAAAAAAGACGGAAGATTCTGGGGAACAATCGCCAGAACCCGTCGTACAAGACGAACAACCAAAGGATCTCACACTGACTCCTGAGCGAGAGCGTGCTCTCAAACGGGCGAAAGTACCTGAGGCAGTGCTCAACAAGCTGGCCGACAACCCAGAGCAGCTTGCAGAATGGGCCGATACCCTCATGGAGATGCAAGGTAATGTTGATGGCTACTCCGAAAGGATGCGTCATCTCGAAGAGCAGGTCGCTGCTCAGGGCAACCAACCCGAAAGCGACGAATCGCGGACTGCGGAACCAAGCAGCGCACCTGACGACCCCGAACCAACGGAAGTCGCCAAGACTGAAGCAGTGGAGACCAAAGAGCCGGAGGCTAACCCGCCTGCTGCTCCAGAAGATCCTCAGCAGAAGTTACTTGTGGAGACGTTGATAGGCGAAATCGCCAAGCTGCGGATTGATCAGGCTCTCATGAATTACGACGAAGTGTCGGAGCGTGAGAAAGCGACGATTGCAGATCGGATGACAGAGCTCTATACATCTTCTCCAGGTGAATTCAATGGCATTGAGGCTTTAGCCAACCGTGCCGTCACAGAGGTTATGGGAGTTCCAAGGTCTGAAGCAGCAGACAGGGGAACGTCAGTAGATCCAGCTAAGGTTTCCACCCCGCCGCGAGGCACAACGGTACGAGCTGAAAGACCACTGACCCCTGAAGAAGCAGATGATCTTGCACTTGACATCATCCTCAATGGCGGTTCAAAGGAAGACGCACGGCGAGCCACAATGCGATAAATCCCGCCCCGCAAGGGGCTAGTCCCTTTCAAGGAGTTTTATCGTGGCAGGAACCCACATTAAGAACTTCCTCGATTTCATGGAGGCGACTGGCCCGGTTTATCTCACCGGACCTGACGTTCTCATCAACGAAGCAGTTAAGCGTAACTACCTCTTCGGTGATTTGATTCGAGAGAAGAACCAAGCCATCCAAGGTGGCAACGAGATCCGTGATGTCCTCATGTTGGATGACGCACGGTCTTTCCAATTCTATCAACCCAACGAGACCTTCACCTACAGCAATCCTCAGGTGATGGACACCCTCAAAGCCAACTGGCGTTTCTCGATGGACCATATGACCTTCACCGATGCAGAAATCGAATTGCAAGGTGGAGCTGGTCTCACCGGAGAAGCTACCAAGGCCATGTACAAGAACCTGAAGCGTTCCAAGGAACAGCGAATGGTGACCTCCATGGTCAACGGTATGGAAGAGGCTCTGTTCAAGCCAACCCAGGGCAACTTTGTCACTGGAATGGAAGCTGAAGGCGGTAAGCAACCGTACTCTTTGCCCGCTCTGATTACTGAGCGAGGAATCGCAACCAACCTTGACGGTGGTGGCGCTAAGGGTATCCGTGGTGGTGCTCCAGTCGATGCCAGCACTGGCACTGTTCTTGGAATCACCCCAGCTACCAGCGGTGCAGGTGCTCGATGGACCAACGAAATCGTCTTCTACGATTCGACCTCGACATTTAACATCGACGGTGACGGTAACAACGACGGCACTGGTACTGGTGGTCGTAGCTTCAATGGCGTGAAGAAGGATGTTGCTTCTGTTGGCACGATGCCAATCAACGACTTCGCCAACATTGATGTCTTCAGCTTCTTGGGATCTTTTGACGAGATGTATCTCCGTCTTCAGTTCCGACCACCCCCGACCTTCGAGGCTTATTTCGAGAACATCGTGTTCAACCGTCAGAAGATTCTTTGCTCGCGTGAAGGTATCAACCTTTACAAGGCAGCTCTTCGGGCCGAGAACGACCGCACTGTCACCGCTCAAGATGCAGCTTACAACCAGCCAACCTACGCTGGCGTGCCGCTGACCTACATCTCTGAGCTCGACACTGCTGCCATCCACCCTGCTGGTGGTTCTGGCACAGCTGCTAAGCAGAAGCTCAGCGAAATCGCTGGCGAATCTCTTAGCCTCACCGCTGGTGGTACTGAAAATGGATCAACCACGTTCCATCAAGGTCCACGTTACTTCTTCGTCAACGGTGACTACCTCACCCCTGTGATCCACTCCAACCGATACATGGAGAAGCACGAGGTCATGCGTCACCCAAATCAACCGTTTACCTACGTCCAAATCACGGACAGCTGGTACAACGTCATCGCAAACTCGCGTCAGCGTCACGGCATCATTGCCCCACACGTCACCGCATAACCGAGAGGATCTGTTCCCATGGTAAAAATTGCAACACAAGGTGGCGACGGCAAAGTTGCTTTCGCCTCAGAATCTGTAGTCATCACCTTCACCGAAGCGGCGTCAAAAAATGACATCGTGAAGCTCACTCTTAGCGGCGGCGCATACTCCGCCTGCACCTTGGCTGATGCTTCTGAAAGTGAAGATGTTGAGTTCACTGCTGTTGGTGTAGCACTCGACACCGTCGTGGCTGGGGCTAAAGGCCGAGTCGGACTGCGTGGAGTGTTTGATTGCAATGTCGAAGGCACTACTGCCGCCGGCAATGGCTTGATTCTCAGTAACGATACTGATGGTCGCTTGATTCCAATTCAAGCAGCCAGCGGTACTCCTGCTGAGTACGCCAAGATTCACGCTATCGCCCTTGAGGACGATACTTCCAACGTGGCCAGCTGTCTCTTTGACGGCATCAATGGCTTCGCTGCCACTGCTGTGGCCGCACAAGGTTGATCTAACGATCACACGGGAGAGGGGGGCTACCGCCCCCTTCTCCTCTTCCCATGTCGATTACCCTACAGCGTTCAAAAGCTGCCGTGCTACTTGCATGTGGTGGCGACCCCTCTTCGGCCACTGGCCTTACGGTGGACGAGCGGATTGCCGAGATCATCAACTCGGCTGGTCAACAGTTGTATCACCACAACTGGACGTGGCGTGAGAGAGCTTCCAACTTAAGTCTTGATTTTACTGCCGGTTCTAAAGATGTCGCTCTGGTTCCAGAGGCTGACCTTGGTGGGCTTCGATCTGGAAATATCATTAAAATTTTTCCAGTCAACAACAACTTCCGAGAGTACATCTTTGTACCGCCGGCCACTTTTGCAGAGTTTGAATCCAGAAATCTTAACGTCACAGAAGGCTTGTTTTACGTTACGTTGACTCGGTCTCAAGCTGGATTTGGAACCAACAGCCCCGACGCCAAGTTGCAGTTTTATCCAACACCACAAGCCACCGAGCAAGATGTAGTCGGTATAAAATTTAGACGAAACTGGCCGAACATCAGAGGATCTGATGTGGCCTTCAACTCGGCTAATTTGACTGAGGAACTGCCGATGGACGAGAGCGCCATCCCTTTGTTTCTCGAATACATCCGTGCTTTTGCTGAAGGCGGAGAGAGCGGCGACACCAACCAGCGTGTGGCCGTAGTCGAGGCCGGACCAATTTACGATCAAGCGTTGAGACGTGACGGAACACAGGTTCCTAACTACGGGCCGTTGCCGTTGGCGGTTCGTGGAAGATCGTCATATGCAAACTTACAATTCTTCCCCAACGGCAATATCCCTAATCCCTAATGGCTAAGCGAAAGACTGGCATGAAAGGCATGAGTGTCCGTAGCGGTCATAAGAGACCCACGGCCAAGGGTGCGGGTATGACCAAGAAGGGAGTTGCGGAATACCGTCGTCGCAACCCTGGGTCAAAACTCAAGACTGCCGTAACCGAACGTAAGCCCACTGGAGCCCGTGCAAAGCGACGTAAGTCGTACTGCTCGCGTTCCGCTGGTCAAATGAAGATGCACGGCATCAACTGCTCCAAGACTCCGAAGAAGAGAATCTGTGCAGCTCGACGGAGATGGAGATGTTGAAATGGGCCATGAGGTTGCGAAAATTGCTGCTATTTCTTGCACCCACTCCCCACACACCCCAAGTGAGACGCATCAATGGATACTGGAAACGATAACAAATACTCCGGGTCTCACTCACTTCGTGCATTGTGGCGACGTGTTCGACGCCGCCGCAGCCTCCGTGCATCCCGACGAAAGCGATCATACTTTGATGGACGAGTATCGGCATGCCGCAGCCTTCTTGAAGAGTATTCGAGAGGCTCTGCCAACGGGTTGCCGGCTGATCATTTGCGAGGGGAACCACGACGACAACATCAAGAGAGCGGACCCGAGGCGTATACCCATGGGTTTGAGGGAGGCGTGCGACTGGATGAATACGGAGTTCGCCAGCGAGTTCAGGCAGTGGCACTGGCGTCCCTACATCAAGTCCTCGAAGGGCTGCTACAAGGTGGGCCAGATCGTGTTCTACCACGGGTTCGATTGCGGATTGACATCGGACGAACTCGAAGGCTTGCAGATGAACAACTCGACGGGATGCCACCCGTACCGCCTTTTTGTGAGGGGTCACACACATCGACCGGTCCATCCCACCCAGATGATGAGAACCAGGAAGGTTTCCCTGCCTTGGTGGTATATGAATGTTGGGACGTGTGGACCCCTGAAACCGGACTACATGACTCGGAAGGACACGAACAACTGGGGGACGGGCATGGCGATTATCGAAGCGAGGATGGAGACAGCTTCGCGATTGAATGCGAAGGAATGGGAGGCCGAGTTGAGGACGATGAAATGTTGAATGCAGCACAACATCTCAAGCAAACTTTGGAGCGTCAGGTTGAGAACTACGCGATTGAGTTTGACATGAACAAATGGGTGGTTGCAGGTGTGCTGCAAGAAATGGCAATCGACTACCTTTTCAAAGACGACGAGTTTCCCAAAGACGAGGATGACGACGAATGAGAGTACATAATCTCCTAAACGCTACTAGCAGTGACAACGTCACTCCAAGTGCGGTTCAACTGCAAGACAAATACAGTCAAGGCAAAGGGCCTGGTATCACTGGAGTTGCGGTGTTCAAGATCGCAACCAGCACTGCGACACTTACAGTGTTCGGGAGCTCGGATGGCACGAACTTCTACACCATCAAATCGGTGACGGCGTCAGACATGACCAACGACATGGCCGCATTCACGATTGCCTTGGCCCCTCACATGAAGGCTACGGCCACCAGTGTTGGTACGAACACGGTCATGAAGGTTGACATCATCTCGGACTAAACATGGCTAAGTGGAACCCATCCAACATGACCTCCACCTTGACCGCGTGGTACAAGGCCGATTCGTTGTCGTTGAACGACGGCGATGGTGTTGGCGCGTGGACTGATTCCAGCGGCAACGGCCACACCGTCGCACAACTCATAGGTTCAAGGAAGCCAACCTTTGAAACGAACGAACTGAACAGCAAGCCGGTGCTCAGATTTGATGGAACAAACGACATCTTGAGCGATGGTGACATTGCCGATTTGGATGTTGGTACAGGTGACATTTGGATGGCGTCGGTGTTCAAGTCAACTGATGACAGTGCTCCGCAGTTCTTTTTTGAAAAAAAGGCAACGGAGTTTGGCTTGATCACAACAGGGGCAGGAGTATTGCAAGCGCGGCTTGGCGGTACGTCTAACATCCCGTTGCAGTCTGCAGGCAACTGGAGCCGTACCGAGTTCGTCATGGTGACGGCTTCGCGTGTTTCCTCGACGTGCAAAGGGTTCGTCAACGGTTCTGATATGACCACAACCAGAACCACCAACTCTGGGTCAATCAACAACACCCATGTTTTGGATATTGGTGCATCCGCAGTCGGGGGCCAGACAACGACCGGCGATATTGCAGAAGTACTTGTGGGGGGCGGGACTCTTCTGGAGTCGGAGCGACTCAAGATAGAGTCGTATCTCGATGACAAGTATGGGCTTGACAATCTCCCGAGTACGCACGAATACAAAGATTTCGTTGCGGCCACTGGTGTGCATGGAGTACACAACCAGGACTTGCTAGGTGAGACGGCACTTGATGTTTCAGGCCCTGTCGTCTCAGACACGTTGGCGGGTGTTGTATGACAATTGCTCAGTTCAATCTTGAGAACGTCACCGAAGAGATTCAAAACTGGGTCTTGAACTATCTCGACGTACCAAGCGACCACTACAGCGGCATGAAGCCATGTCCTTTTGCAGCCGAAGCGTGGCGCAAAAGTAAGTGCAACGTTGTTCTGGGTGGTGAAGAAGAACTCATTGATATCCTTGAGACCTGGGACGACCAGTACGAGTTAGTTCTTTTAGTGGTCTGCGAAGGGGCGACCGAGGGTCTTGAGGAGTGGAGCAAAAAGGTAAACGCGGAACTTCTGGAAGACGACAGAGATTTGGTTGTCATGCCGTTTATAGCAGG